AGGTTACAAGTATATTTAAAAAATAATCAATGGCAAGAATAACCTCTTATGCTTTAGATACAACACCGGATAAGAACGACAAGGTTATCGGTTCTGATGCTGGAGGCGAAACAAGAAACTTTTCATTCGAGGGTATATCTAATTTCTTTAATACATCGGGATTAATTAATCTTAATGGTATTGTAAATAAATTTATTCCAGAAAATTCAAATTTAGCTTCGGGTTTTTTTAAATTACCTAACGGTGGAACTGGTATTGCTTTTAGTTCAATAACCTCACTAAAGGTTTCAATAAATAATTTAGATAATTTAAATATAACAGAATTTTATAATCATCTTGTGGATCAAGGTTTAAAAATATCTAATGTAGATAATATAAGCGAGTTTGGCCATTATGCTTTTTTAAGCGCTGTTCAAGCGGATCCTGCTGATAATTTTTTAACTTTTAATTTAAGTTATTTAAGTGGTAATGGTACTCTTAGAGATAATAAATATTATATATTTAATTTAGATAATTCTGGTAGAACAGATAAAAACTTTACATCACCAAATATAAATTTTTCAGCTAATGTTGCTAAAACAATAACACACAGTTTAGGAAAATTTCCATCAGTAACAACAGTTGATTCCGCAGGCTCTCATATTGTTGGAGATATTCAACATGTGGACTCGAACGGTAATTCTTCAAATAATCATTTCACTATAACATTTAAAGCCTCTTTTCAAGGCAAAGTATACGCAAACTAATAAACTATGGCACTTTCATATTTAACAGACATTAATTTAAACAAAAACGAATTACAGAATGCAGTAATTCAGAAAGTAGGTACCGACCCTTCTTCAGGATTAACCGCAGGTTGGTTAATTTATAACACAGCATCTAATCAATTAAAAGTATATGATGGAAGTGATTGGGCAAATGTTGGTGGTGATATAACTAGAGTCAATATTACAGCGGGGACTGGACTATCTGGTACTCTTGATACACAATCTGGTGCACATACACAAACAATTGATTTAGCTAATACAGCTGTAACTGCTGGTTCATACGGTTCGGCAACTGCAATACCAACTTTTACGGTAGACGCACAGGGTAGATTAACAGCAGCTGGGACAGTTAGCATAACAACATCACTTACTATTGATAGTGATTCCGCATCAGAAGACGTTTCTTTAGCGGATGATGATCTTAAAATTGTAGGTACTGCAAATGAAATAGAAACAGCAGTAACTAAATCTGGTACAGACGTTTCATTAACAATAGGTCTTCCAGACGATGTAACAATCGGAAACGATTTAACAGTACTCGGAGATTTACAAGTTACAGGAACAACAACAACTAATAATGTAGAAACCGTAAGTACATCAAATGGTATTATATTTGAAGGCACTGTTGCGGATGCCCACGAGGGTACTTTATTAGCTGGCGCATTAACAGCCGACGTTACATATACATTACCAGATAAAACGGGTACTGTAGCTATGACAAGCGATATTACTGATAGGTTTTATGCTACATCTATAGGTGACGGATCTGCTACTTCTTACGCTGTGACACATAATTTAGGTTCACAAGATGTAATTGTACAATTATACGATGCTAGTTCGTTAGACACTGTATTCGCTGATGTAGTTAGAACATCAACTTCAGTTGTCACAATTGATTTCAACTCTGCACCAACTGCAAACGATATTAGAGTACTGGTTACAAAAATAGGTTAATATAATTTAATATGGCAAAACGTTTTCTTAGTAACATAAGGATTAACGACGCATATACATTTCCCGCGTCAGACGGAACAAACAATCAAGTTATTAAAACAGACGGTTCCGGTAATTTATCCTTTGGTCAACTAGCCGCTGACTCTGCTTCTGTAATGTATAAAGATACATTCACGGGTGATGGCAGCACAAGCGTTTTTAGCTTAGCTAACGCATTAAATGATGAAGTTCAATCTAATATATACATAGACGGTGTTTATCAATCTAAGAGTACTTATTCAGTCTCTGGTACAGCTATAACATTTTCCACTGCACCTCTAAGTGGTCACGAGATAGAGGTTATATCTACAACGGGTATAAACAGTGGTCCAACAGCAATCTATACAGATACATTCACAGCTAACGGATCAGCAACAGCATTCACATTAGGACAAACCGTTCACAGCGAGAATCAAACTATAGTATTTTTAAATGGTGTATACCAATTTAAGGGTACTTATACTTTAAGTGGTACTACATTAACTTTAGATACTGCACCTTCAAATGGTGTATCTATAGAGGTTATGAGTATAGGTTCCGCATATTCAGGTGGTGATATATTATACGATCACGATTTTACATCTGCTGGTTTAATGACAAGCAATGGTTCGGGTGTGTATAGCATTACAGCAAACAACTCTGCAAACTGGAATACAGCATACGGATGGGGAGACCATTCTACTCAAAGCTACGCAACTCAAAGTTATGTAGGAACTCAAATATCAAATCTAGTTGACAGTTCTCCAGCGACATTAGATACTTTAAATGAACTTGCGGCAGCATTAGGAGACGATCCAAACTTTGCTACAACTACTGCTAATAGCATTGGAACTAAATTGCCTTTGGCTGGCGGTACATTAACAGGGGGATTAACAGGAACAACTGCTGGTTTTTCAGGAAGTATAACCGCAAGTGGTAATTCAAATAGTTTTGGAAATACGACTATAGCGGCATTATCAGCTTCAACAGGAACTTTTTCAGCAAGTGTAACAGCAGCGGGAAATTCTAATAGCTTTGGTACTTCAACTTTTACAGGAACTGTAACTACTGAAAACATATTCCAAGTTTATTCAACAGGTGTATCATTGGTAATTGGGGCAATTGGAAACACGGCAAATGATTTAAATATTTACAGCACAACAAATGGTCACAATGGATTAAGGATGCATGCTAACGGTATTTTGCCGACAGATAATACAGGAACTATAATTGACAATGACGCAGATTTAGGAGATGTATCTTATAGGTTTAAAAATTTATATTTAGGTGGCTCAATAACATCAGGAGGCGGGGCAACTTTTGCGGGAACTGTTACAGGAACAATAGCAAGGTTTGATACTTTAAACAATAATGCAAATTCAGCTAATATTATCTATAGATCAGGAACAGATACTATCGTAGGTGGTGGATCACCTCCTAATAAAATTTATATTCAAGACAGCGGCAACGTCGGGATCGGGACGAATTCGCCTGGTAATAGTACCTTAGCTATTCATTTTGATGATTCATACGGATCTTATGGACCAAATAAAGGAGTAAACGTAATTAACGAAACAACCACAGGGGCTGCTGGTTTTGTTCAATTAAGTGCTAGATATAATAATACAAATAATACTTTTTATAAAGTTGGTGGAATGGGTGGTGGTAAAGAAACTACTTTAGGCGATGGTCAGTGGGGTGGTTATTTGTCTTTTTTCACAACTTCAGATGGAACAGCAGGAGCTGCATCAGGTATGTTTGAACATATGAGAATTACAGCTGACGGCCTCGTCGGGATCGGAACGACTAGTCCTAGTTCAAAACTTCAAGTAAGCGGTGATGCTTATGTTACTGGACAATTTGGTCAAGGTGTTACTATTGCTAATAAATTAGCTACTTACGGCGCAGAGTTTAGAAGCGATGGCGCAAGCGCACAAATATTTTTCGGTAGAGATGGTAATAATGTAGGTACAGGAGGAATAGGAGCGGACGCAACTTATGTAATGAGAGTTTGGAAAAGTGATTTTTCTCAACCTTTTGTTATAGAGCAAGGCGGCAGCGTCGGGATCGGGACGACTTCACCTAATGATAAACTTGAAGTTAGCGGTGGTAATATTAGAATATATAGCACTAATAACGCAAACCACTTAATAATAAAAAACAATGCAACTGGGACTAGCGGTACTTTTGAAGAAAGAATAAAATTTTTAGGATGGAATGATAATGAGAACGCATCTATTATAGCTAAAGGTAACGCATATTTTGGGAGCCCTGTTAATATTTTAGCTTTTAGTGTTTCTGCTTCAGAAAAAATGGCTATTAATCACTCTGGAAATGTTGCAATAAGTGGAGCTGGAATACAAATAGATAGACCAGATGTTGCGGGAGGAAAACCTTATGTTTTTTGGAAATCTGGAGGAACAACCCAAGCCTCTATTTACGGTGCTTCAGGCAGTAGTAAGGGATTAAGATTTTTCTTAGAGGGCGGAATTGCTGATTTTAATAATAATATTAAAGCAAGCGGTGTTTATTTAGGTGGTAGCGGAAGTGCTAATCTTTTAGATGACTACGAAGAAGGAACTTGGACACCGGTTATTCAACACAATAATGGTACAGGTAATGTTCCTCTTACTATAGCTTCCGCTAGGTATGTTAAAGTTGGGGATTTAGTTTATATTTCAGCATGGATAGATGCATTTAACACCGGGGGAGGTGGTCATGCCGGGACCGGCGCTTACTATGGAATCAGAGGTATGCCTTTTATTCCAGAAAATTACGGTGTTTGGGAATTAGCTTATGCTAGCAGCGGTGTAACCTCGTATGGTGGCTATTCTTCGGCTGCGAGTTTATACTTTATGCACAATGGCACTAATGGACAACGATCTGCAAATCACGTCAATGGGGCTGGGGTTAATGCTTGGGGAGCAAGTCAACATTTTATGATGAATTGCACATATAGAGTACAATAAAATAAATATTTAAAAATGAGTTTAGAAAAAAAAAGAATCCAAGACAAAATTGAAATAGTTACCGAATTTAAACATATTCAAATAAGATATTCAGATCAAATAATTGAAGACGGTAATGTTATATCAAGTTCTTACCATAGAGACACTGTTCCCTGTGGCGAAGATGCAAAGGCTATCGAACACAATGTAAAAGCTTTAGCTGATATATACTGGACAGACGAAATAAAAACGGCATACCAAGCAAGTTTAGAAATAGAATAATATGGCACAAACTAAAGTAAAACTTATATCAGACGGGGTAATAGTCCAGGGTAATTTACATGCTAGCCACGGTATAACTACCGCACATATTGGTGAGGGTAGCAATTTGTATTACACAGATGCTAGAGTAGGTTCTTACTTATCTACAAATAGTTTTGCTACAGAAAGCTATGTGGGTACACAGATAACTAATTTAGTTGATTCGTCACCTTCAGCGCTTAACACCCTTAATGAGTTAGCTGCAGCTCTTGGTGATGATGCAAACTTTAGCACAACAGTTACAAATAGTATTGCTTTAAAAGCTCCAATAGCTTCACCAACGTTTACGGGATTTGCAAGAGCACCATACATAAGGGCTACAGCTAGTGGCGACATAGCTTTGGGTGGTGTATCGGGTATATCAAGAATTCAAAGTAATGCTAGTAATGATATAAGATTTTTAAATAGTTCAAACCAGGACTTATTAACTTTAGTAGCAAGCACTAGGGAAGCAACTTTTGCTAGGGGAGCAACTTTTGCAGGGGAAGTGACTATATCAACAGAAACCCAATATTTAAACTTTAAAAAAGCATCTACAGCCGATATACTTTCAACAATAGTTTCAGAAACAGATGCAGGAACTGGTGGCAAATTAAGGTTTTTAACAAAAAGAAATGGAGATACTCAAGTTAATGCTTTAATTCTTGACGATAATCAAAACGCAACTTTTGCAGGTAATGTTAATGTCCCTTATGGAAAAGGGTATCTTATGGATACCACCGGAGCCGTAGGTTCTAATTTTGTTAAAACAATAAATGATTATGAAACTGTCATTGGTACGGATAGAGGTTCTGCTGGTTTTGCTGTTGTTGGTAATTCTAATATTAGAATAGGTTTTGGGCAAGCATACACGGCTGCACAAACAAAGTTGTTTATAAACAGTTCAGGTCGAGTAGGAATTGGAACTGATTCACCTAATGCTAAATTAGACGTTAGAAATAATGACGGTAACGCTAGTGGGTTACATGTTGTAGCTGATTTTAATCAAAATGGTGGAGCTGGTGCTCAAATGATATTAGGGTATTATGCTAATGGAAGTTCTCCTGTGGGACCTTTAGTGTATGCAGCAAATGGCATGCCACAATTAATTAATGCATCTGGGGGAATATATTTTAGTAATGACTTGAACTTTTCTTCAAATTTTTTATATACTTTTAGAGATGCAGTAGGTATTAATAACCCTAATTCAATTTCAGCTACTGCTAACACAGGCTATACCATGTGTGTTGGGAGGAGCCACGATAGTGGCAGCGGTGTTTCTGGTTCTATTTCGGCTGTTGGTACTATTAGAGCTTCAGCTTTTACAACTGGTATAAACACAACCGCTGGCATTGGAGGTTCTAATGGAGATGTAAATGCGGCGGAGATTGGTCCTGGTTATTTAAATCTATCAAGAGATGATACTGCCGGAGCACAACAAATTCGTTTTGAAAAAAATGGGGCATTACATTCATATATTGAAACTACAACAAGTGGGTTAAATATAGGAAATGCAAATGTATATTTAGCAAAATCAACTAACCAAGGGCAACTATTCTTTGGAACTGCTGATAATCAATATGAAATATTTGGTGGTGGAAACTGGGGTTATATGGGTTATAATACAAGTGGTTACCATAGATTTTTTGGTAGTGGTACTGAAAGAATGAGGATTACAAACGCTGGCCTCGTTGGGATCGGGGAGAATTCACCTGTAGCTCAGCTGGATGTTCAATTGCACCATGGCACTGGAGCATTTAATAAAGATTGTGGAGCGAGAATAGGTAGAATACAATACGCTTGGCATACGGGTCAATACTACGCTAATAACAGCTATTCTTATGTACATTATAAAACAAATCTTTGGATGGGTGGATCACACACTAATTCATCAGGTTATTCAGGAAATACTCATTATATAATGGGAGGTTTTTATATAAAAAGTTATAAATATGGTTCATTAAGAGGTGATGGCACTGTACAGTTTCATAATTGGAGTGGTGGTTTCGCGGGTCTTACCGTTCAAAATTCCGGTAACTGGACTAATTTTGTACAAAGTCCTTATACATCAAGTGATGGTTTTTGTGTTATTGTATTAGCGCATAATTATTACTCTACGCCAAATATTGATTTTCATCAAAGCTTTACCGCTTACCCTTGGAGGAATGTTCAAGTTACAGCTTCATCACAGAGCAATAGCACAACAGGAGTATATTAAAAATAAAAATTATGGATATTAACGAAATACCTTTTCCCGCAGTTCAAGAAGGAGATAGAGTACTACATGAAGATGTATTCTATGTATATACTAACGGAACTTTTATAAAAGAATAATATGGCAAATACTAAAGTAACAGGTGATTTAATAGCGAGCTCAACGATAGCTACAGGTAACATAGCGGATAACGCAGTTACTAGCGATAAAATAAGTGGGATTACAACAGCTCATATTACTGAGGGTGCTAACTTGTATTATACAGATGCTAGAGCAGATGCTAGAGCGGCGTTATTAGTTGATTCAGCACCTAGTACTTTAAATACATTAAACGAATTAGCCGCAGCGCTAGGTGACGATCCTAATTTCGCGGCCACAACTGCTGTAAGCATCGGATTAAAAGCTCCTATAGCTTCTCCATCGTTTACTGGAAATGCAACTTTTGGAGGGGCAGTAAACATTGCAGGAACTTTAACATTAGACCAAGGCTCATTATTAAATGGTATAATTAATACACCAGCATCTTTAAGAATTAATATTGATAGTAATGATAACAATATAGGAGAAGGGTTTATTGTAGGTCATAATCAAACTAATATTAATAATAATAATGTTTTATTCAAAGTAGAAGAAAACGGAAAAGTAGGGATCGGAACGCCCTCGCCTGATAATATATTACATATAAGAAACGGAGATACTACTTATGCCTCTCAAGTGGGTGCAGATACAATGTTGTTTTTAGAAACCACCAATGTTAGTAATGCTTTACAATTTACATCAGCTAATACTGGGCAACAATACATAATGTTTGGAGATGATGACCCAAATGTAGGATGGATTTCTTATAACCATAGTGATAATAATTTAAATTTTAGAGTTAACGGTTCAGAAAAAATGCGTATTACAAGTGGAGGCAACGTGGGAATAGGAATGACTTCACCTGCTACACGACTAGATATTGGGATAGGAACACTTGGCAACAATGGTTATGGAGGTATTCGTATTGCAGACGATGCAGCACATTTTTGGATGTTAATAGCAAAGAATTCAGTTGGCAATAGACGTTTAAGTTTATATCACGGTCAAGGGAGCATACCTTTGGTTTTTCAAGAGGGTGGTGGAAATGTCGGGATCGGAACAACTTTGCCTGGTTATAAACTAGATGTAGCCGAAAAAATTAGAATGATTGCTGGTTTAAAAATAACACCAACTACTTCAAATTTATATAATGAAGATGGTGCTTTATCTTATTATAGCAGTGGTAATGGGGTTTATTTAAATGGTGCAGGTGCTAGTGGTTGGTTGAGATTACAAGGATCAGGAGTTGAGAACGACAGAAATTCTATAAATATTTATGGTAGTGCTGGGGATTATATGAATTTTAGGACTGCTAATTCTACAAGGATGATTATTAATTCGCAAGGTCAAATGTGGCTAGGTGGCAGTTATACAGGTGGTGGTATTGCTAATGGAAACACCGCTTATATGAATAATCTAAATGCAGGAGCTTTCAGTATTTTACATAGAAATTCAAGTGATGTCTATGTTCATTTTAATAGTTATTATACAAGCAGTAACACTTATGTATCTAAATATAGTGGGCGTGGTTTTATGTTGGGTTATAATGCAGCTGTAGACAATGGTTTTTTCTTTTCAAAAGCGCCTAATACAACCGCAGGACAAAACCAAACTTTTTCCCAAGTAATGACTGTAGGGTATGGCACATCTAACAACGTCGGAATCGGAATTACAACTCCTGGCGCAAAATTGGAGGTTAAAGGAAACTTTAAAATACAAAGAAGTACAATTGCAGAAGCGTCTGAATTAACAATGGAAGCAGGGGAATTTGATATTAAGGCACATTCTGCTTATAAAATAAGGTTTTTTACAGGTGGAGTAGAAAGAGTACATATTACAACTAGTGGTAATCTTGATCCCGCTGCTGATGCTGCTCAAAACCTAGGTAGTACATCAAAAAGATGGGCTAATATATATACAACAGATTTACACCTTTCAAATAAAGGTAAATCCAATGATGTGGATAACACATGGGGAGATTGGACAATACAAGAAGGTGAAGAAGATTTATTCCTAATAAATAACAGATCAGGTAAGAAATATAAGTTCTTACTTCAAAAAATAGATTAATATGGGCATACTTACAAACCAAGGTCTTCCGCTAGAAGGATTCCAAATACAGTCAACTTTAGTCAATCGCGCAGCACCAATGACGCCAGTTTTAATTTGGCCTAAATATAACAACAGTACAGCTAATACCAAAACATTTAGCTCCGCTGGTGATTATTCTCCAAATGCGGCAGCAGGTGGTGGAAACCTAGCTTATGCAGATTTAACGTTATCAAATTATACACACACAGTAAGTTGGTATAATCGTGTTCATGATAATGATGCTGGAAGAAGAAGTGGCGTAGACACTGGTATAAGCGATCTTAATAGGGCCTCTATATATGCTCAAATACAGGTAGGTGATTACCCACACCCTGGTGTCGGAGCTTCAAAAACACATTTATCTATGTTGTACAATCAAGCAGGGGCTCATCATGCTTTGATAACAACAGGTTCTCCAACACCTAATTATGCACAACCTAGGGTTCTTGGCGGGAATATTTCTGCTTTTGAAAATTTTGAAATAAGCGGTCAAGGTTATTCACAAGGGGCATATGGTGGGTGGTACTGTTTAGCTCATTATATTCCCCATTTAACAGGGTCTTCCCATTATATTAGAGTTATAAATTGGGGAGGTATGGCTGACTCTAGAAGCAAAATTGTAATTAATGGGTTTGTTGTTTTACTTCACGGTGAAACTGGACAAAGCGGATCATAAATATTAATAAAATGAAAATAATAGAATACGGTATTTGTATATTTAACGGAGAGCAGAGTAAGTCTGGAATTAATTCAAAGGTGGATTTAAACCAATACAAAGAAGTCTACGACATGAACCAAGATCCTCCTGAGTTGTTACACACTAAAACTGATCAAGAGGTTTATATAGAATGGGAAACTGCGGAAATAAATGATTTTGCACAAAAACAAATACACAAGTATTACCCAGCCTGGAAACAATCTAATATTTTAAGAGACGGTACGGCAGAACAAAAAAATGAAATGGGGGTATTTATAGATTCTGTAAGAAATTGGTCAAATCAAAGCACTCCACCGGATCCTTTAGATGGATCTTTAGAATTAATAATACCTTAATAACAACAACTTAAAATAAATAAATAAAAATGGCAAACACCTACAAATGGACAATTAATGCGTTAGACGCAAAAATTTCCCACGATAGCAAAGATAATGTTATCAACACAATTCACTGGGGATATTCCGCAGTAGATAATGATGATGCTGCAAAAATGGCTTCATCTATAGGAACTCATTCCGTAGAATACGACGCAGATAACTTTACAGAATACGATAGTATAGTAGAGGCTGATGTGATTGGTTGGTTAGAAAATGGATTAGATATAGACAGTATGAAAGCTAGTTTAGATTCACAAATTGAATTACAAAAAACACCAGTTGACACAACGTTCCACGCACCTTTTGCACCAGCTGCTGAAGAATAATTAGAAATTAAGTAAAACAAGTGATAATAAATTATAACCCAAACAATTAAATTAAATTTTAAAAATTAAAGATTATGGAAAACCAAGTAAACAAAATTACACCTGAACAATTAGAAGAATTACAGGGATTTGTAGGTAAGCTTAACAACGCTGCTTCGCAAATAGGTAACTTAGAATTAAAGAAACACCAGCTTAACCACGCTGCAGCAGAAGTTCAACAAGATTTGAATAAGTTGCAGGCTAAGCTAGAAGAGAAGTACGGTAAAATACAAATTAATATTGAAGACGGATCGTACGAGCCAATCAAAGAAGAAGATGAGTCTAGTTCGTAAAATAAGTATAGGTAGAGACTATAAGAACGACGCTATGCATTATGCGGTAGGCCAAGAAGTATATGGTGGCCACACAATATGTGACATAGTAGAAGGTGACGATAAGTTTTCTATTTATATTAAAAAAAAGAACGAAGTATTACCGTGGAAAGATTTTAATAAAAACATGGCAATAGCCGTGGAATACAATTTAGAATATTAATGCAAAGTTTATTTGATTTTATTATAAAACCAAAAAACGAAAGATACGATAATAAAAAATATATAGATGGTCAAG